AAAACGCTCATTTCGTCTTCTAAATTTAAAATATCTTCGTAAATGTCTTTAACATTTTTTCTGCTAACAGCTTGATCTGGAAGTTCAGCTATAGCACTACCTTCTAAACTAACTCTAACTTTACCAGCATTTGGATTTTCAACAGGCTTCATTCCAAAATCTGTTGCTACTTGAACAGTGTCTGGCTCTCTAATTATTTGTATCCCAAACTCATTAGGTATCGTTCTGCCAGAATCATCCATTGGGTTTGTTAATAAGTCATCGGCAATGTTGCCTGACCTTGCAATAACGTCATCCATTTGCAATGCGTCTCTGGTTGCTCTGGAAGCCTCT